ATGGTTTCCTTTGACCGTTGGCAATCATTTGATATTCAAAATGAGTTGCAGGCCGTTGGAATTAGAACTGAGACAGTTTCTGTTGCCAAGAAGCACTACGAAGATCTTGCTATGATGATTTATGAAGAGCGTGTTTCTATTCCAAGAATCCCTATCCTGTTAGAGGAAATGTCAGAACTTAAAATTATGAAGGGCAATCGTGTTGATCACCCCCGTAAAAAATCTAAGGACTTAGCAGATGCCGTAACTGGTGCGGTATTTGGAGCAATATCACATACACCAAAGAATAATAATACAGAAATAGAAGTCCATACCTGGTCTACTTCAGCACGACTTGCAGAGAAAGACAGGGGTGTGGTAGAATTAGATAATCGGAAAATGCCTGACGATGTTAGGGATTTTTTGGATGGTTTTAATTTAATTTAATATTCTGGTCAAAGTATCAGATAAACTAACAAGGAGAAAGAATGAATTCATTTAAAAAGATTAGTCTAGTCATGGCTGCAGCCTTGGCTGGTACAGCACTTGCAATGGTTCCAGCACACGCTGTACCAACTATTGCAGTAACTGTAAACGCAGTTGCAGACACAGATGCAAATACCCTAGCAGGTGCAGCATCAGTAACTGTTCCATCTGACAACAAGGTAGAAGTATTGGACGCAGTTAAGTTTGCTCTAACTGGTGTTGACACAGGAACAGTAGTTTCTGTTGTAACATCAGGAGCATTTATTGTGCCAGCACTTCACACAACAACTGCACCAGTAACTTCTGCTTCAGGAGTTACATCATATTCAGTTAATACTGGAACAGGTACAACAGCAGAATTCTATGTTTACACAAAGTCAACTGCTACTGGCACTGTAACAATTACAAACGCTGGCAACACATATGTTTACTATGTAAAGGGTACTGCAGGTCCTGCATACAACCTAGATACAACAGTATCAACAAATGCAAATACATCAGCAGTTGTTGAGTATTCAACAAAGGTTACAGACGTATTTGGAAATATTCCAACAGCAACTACACCAGTAGTTACAGTTATTGGTGCGACTGTTTCAGTAGCATCAGCGGCATCAGATACTACAACTGGTATTTCAAAGGTCACAGTTACATACCCTGCAACAGCGGGAAATGCAGCAATTAACTTTGCAATCACAGCAACAGATGTTGACGGACTACCAGTAGCAGTTAAGTCTGTTACTAAGTTTGTTACAGTTTCTGATCTTGCAACAGCTAATGCATCTCTTACTGCACAACTTTCAGCATCAATTGCTGCTCGTGCAGCAGATGCAACAGCAGCAGCAACAGCAGCCACTGCTGCTAAGGCAGCAGCAGATGCAGCACTTGCAACAGCAAATGCAGCACTGGCTAAGGCAACTGCAGACGCAGCACTTGCAAAGGCTGCAGCAGACAAGGCACTTGCCGATGCAAAGACTGCATCAGCATTAGAACTAGCAGCAGCAAAGGCTTCTGCAGATCTTGCAAAGGCAACTTATGTTGCAGAGTATAACGCTCTTGCAAAGAAGTGGAACGCAAAGAATCCAAAGGCTAAGGTTGCTCTAAAGAAGTAACTTAACCTAATAAGTTAGAGGGTTGGCTAAGTGCCAGCCCTCTTTCTTTTTATATAAAAATGGTATAATAAACTTATTAGTCATATCCACCACTAGGGCTATATAAGGAGAAAAATATTAAAAACATACTAATCAGATCAGGGTTAGTGGGGTTATTTTTAACATTATGGATGATCTTTTCTCCAGTAAATTTTTCACATGCCGATGAGCCGCCAGCTCCTTCAGAGCAGGTTGTTGTAAGCCCTGCACAGCAGGCAGTAAATACAGCCATTGCAACAGCAGTAACGGAAGTTGCACAAGCAGCACAAGCATCAGATACAGCAACAGTTACCATAGCAACCGCAGTTGAAGCCGTAACAACATCTAACACTGCAGTTGCCTCAGCAAATACAGCCGTTGCAGCAGCCACTACCGCAGTAGCAGAAGTATCAAATGTATCTTCAGCTGTAGAAACAGCAACAACAGTTATTCAAACAATTACCTCAACAGTAGCAGAAGTTACTCAGGCAGTAACTGCAATCCCAGTAACTGCAACAACTCAAGCACCAGAAGTTATAGCAGCACAAACAGTTGTCACAGCAGCAGCTACAACTGTTGAGTCTGCAGTAGCCACAGTCATAGCAACAGCAACTCCATTAATGACTCAAACACCAACTACAGTTACAGAAGTAGCAACAGCAATTGCAACAGAAGCTGCACAATCAGAGACAGCAACTACTTTAATTCAAACAGCACAAACATCTGTAGATACTGCCACAGCTACAGTTGCAACGGCAACCACGGCAGTAGCAGCAGTAACACCTGCACGGACAGAGGCTCAAACACAATTAACTCAAGCAAACGTAGCAATTAATAATGCTCAAGATGCAGTAAACGCCCTTGCAGCAACTATTGGTACTACTACAAATGTTTTATCTAATGTAGATGATGCTGGTGTTCGCATGAACCTTCCATTTAATTTACAGATGGGCGGAGTCACATATAATAATGTTTACGTTGGATCCAATGCAACTATTACCTTTGGAGTAAATGAAGGTGCAACTTATCATACTACTCCTAATGCACCTTCTATATCTATAGCAGGATACGACTGGACTACATGGAGTAATGGATCTGGAATTACATACTCAACAACTACTAATACACTGAGCGTTGCCTGGGATCTTAGAGTTTATCCTTTAACTACCGCCGAGACACAAATGACTCAAGTTAGATTTAATGCGGATGTTAATCCTTCAGATGGTGCATGGCAAGCAGACGTTAGCGTAACTGGTCCTATTCCAAATGGGGCTAGGTTTAATGTAAGAGAAGCTACTGGAGGTACATTAACTCCTATTGTTAATACAAGCACTACTACAGGATTTACTGGAACAATTAATCAAGGCGCTGCATTTACCCCTACTCCTGATCCAGGCAATGCAACAGTACTAGCAGCAATTGATACAGCAAACGCACAAATTGCTACATTAAACTCAGCAATTACAACGGTTGTTGCAACTAATACAGCAAACACAAATACAGTTATTGCACCTATTGCAACTGTTTCTCAAAATACAATTACATCATTAAATAATGCAAGCACAGACTTAACTAATAAAGTAGCGGCAATTGCAACAGTTTCTGTAGCAGTAGAAAAAGTAACTACAGCACCTACAATAGTGGCAGCAGCTCAAACAGTAATTGATGCAGTTCCTGCACCAGCTCCCTTGCCAGCCCCTGCTCCACCTGCACCAGTTGAACCACCAGTAGTCGTGCCACCTGTAGACACTACACCAGTAGTTGTACCACCTGTAGACACTACACCAGTAGTCGTACCACCTGTAGACACTACACCAGTAGTCGTACCACCTGTAGACACTACACCAGTAGTCGTACCACCTGTAGACACTACACCAGTAACTACCACACCAGTTGATACCACACCCGTAGAAACAGAGCCAGTTGACACAACTCCAGTTGAAGCAGAGCCAGTTGATACAGAACCTATAGACACAGAACCTATAGATACCACACCTGTTGAAACGGAACCTGTAGACACCACACCTGTGGAGACAGAGCCTATAGACACAGAACCTGTAGAAACAGAACCTGTAGACACTACGCCCATAGAAACAGAACCTATAGAAACAGAACCTATAGAAACAGAACCTATAGAAACAGAACCTATAGAAACAGAACCTATAGAAACAGAACCTGTGGAAACAGAACCTGTGGAAACAGAGCCAATTGATACAGAACCAGTGACGGGATCAGAAGAAGAAATAAACAACACAGTTGATGAAGCATTATTAGACGGGGAAATAAATAGCACAGAAGTAGAAGCAATTGCAGAGTCTATGGCAGCAGATGGGGAAATTGATGCAAAAGAAACTGATCAATTAATTGAAGCATTGTCAGAAGATGGAAAAGTTTCTACTGCAGATCAAGAGGCTGTACTTGAAGCACTTGCATCTGATGGAGAAGTTTCAAAAGAAGATGTTGCAGCAATCGTAGCCCTAGTATCTACTGATGGGAAAATGTCTACAGCAGAAAAAGAAATTGTTGCTGATGCATTAATACAGTCAGTGCCAGAAGGTGAAAATCTTACAAAAGAACAAGTAGCAGATGCTGGAATTAAATTAGCAGACTTACCAGCAGATACACCAGTTGAAATTCGCACTAGCGAAAGCGGACAAGAAGTAGTTATTACAGCAGAAGTAGGCGCACAAATTGAAATAGTTACAGATATAGCAGCATTTACAGAAGAATTGTTTAGCGATCCAGCAGCGGCACTAGAAGCACTGGGAAGCATAGGCGCAGATATGACTGAAGAAGAAAGAGAAGAAGCAACCAAGATGGTTGTAGCAACAGTAGTTGCAACTGGAGCAGCCCTAAATGCTGTAACAGTAGCAGGAGCAGCAGCAGGAGCAGCAACTAACGCAGCAGCCTCTGCAGCAAGAACCGCAGGCGGAACAACCCCGACACCTGGTGGAGGCTCAAGTGGCGGTGCACCCAGCGGGGGAGACCCAAGAATAAGGAGAAGGAAACCATGAAAATAATAAAGAAAGTAATGCAGGATATGATTGATCAGTTATGGACTTTACTTGGTATGTTTATCGCATATGTAGTACTGGACGGATCAGCCAAGCAAATTGTTGGTGTAGCAATTATGGCAACAATGTTTGCATGGGCTATTACTTATCCAATTAGAAATAAAGACTGGAAGGATGATGAATGATGGCAACTAAAAAAATAGTAGAACCCCCAAAAAATGAACACCCACAGAAGGCAATAACAAATATCTTAATGAGAATTCTTGCGGTATTCGCAGCATCAGGACTATCAGTCTTGGGTGCAGGAGCCGTAGTAGGAATTGAAACTGTACAAGCAGTTATGCTTGCAGGACTCTTAGGAGTAGCAACAGTTATTGAAAGGCTGGCTAGGGCTTTTTTGGACGATGGAAAACTATCATTGGCAGAAATCAATGATGCGTTTAAATCAGTAGACAAAAAGGCTAATTAGTCATAATATAGACCTTGCTTGACACCCCTCCTGGGGCAATGGTATACTTAAATGTACCTAATCTGGGAGGGGTTTGTCATGACTTGCATCGCTGTTGTTCGCCATGAAGATAAAGTTTATATGGCTGGAGATCGTGGGGCATCAGATGATGGAACCATTCTAGCACTTGAAGCACCAAAGGTTTGGAAGATAGGCCCATATCTTATTGGGTATGCTGGAGCAATGGACGGAGAAAGAATCCGTTATAACTTTAAACCAACTGCCCCTAATATTAAAGACACAGATAGGTTTATGCAGACAAGGTTTGTTAAAGAACTAAAAGAATTTTACAATGAGTTCTGGGTAGACACATCTAAAGATGGAGATCTTGGTTTAATTATCTGTGTTCGTGGACAAATTTATGAGCATAGTTCTGCAGATATGTCTTTATCTAAATATACCCTGCCATATTTGGCTATGGGTTCTGGAGCAGAGTATGCTTATGGAGTTTTATATGCAACAGATAAACAAAAAAATGCAAGGAATAGAGTAATGCAAGCAGTAAATGCTGCAATTAAATTTAACCCATCATGCATGGGCCCAGTTGACGTAGTAAGCCTTTAGGAGTATACTTATAATATGTCCGAAGAATGGGAAGAAATTTTAAATAATATTCAAGACAAAGACTTAGACTATAAAGAGTTTGAGATTTGGCTTGAAAACGGAATTGAACGTGGATGGGTAACTGAACCGTTTTGTAATACTCATGAGGGTGATCCCTATATGAATGAAGAAGAGCAACAAGAGTGGGAAGAGGGCGGAGACCCTTGCCAAGTAGTAATTAAAATCAAAGAAAATTAACATGGAGAAAAAATGAAAAAAGTAGTGGGTTTGTTAGCATTAGTGTTTGGACTTGTATTAGTTCAACCAGTTCAAGCAGCAGAAAATCAAACAATTGCAATTATTGATATAGCAATTGACTCATCAAAGTTTACAAATGTCGTTTATGAAGTTTGTTTTACTTTAAACACTTGTCCTAATGGTAAAACATTAACAGATTCAAAAGGATCTTATTCTTTTTCTGAGGGAAAAGGAACTGCATCAGTAAATAATTTTAATATTGAAGGTGTTGGTCATGGTTACAACATGGCAAAAATTGCAACAGTAATTAATCCAAATATTAAAATTGTATTTATTCGCATTTCGGATGAAGAAGTTTATGACACATTTTCAATGATTACGCAACATGGAGTATCAATGGCTCGTGCTCTTGAATGGATTTCAATTAACTCATCTAAATTTAATATTAAGGCAGTATCTATTAGTCAGTCTAGAAGTAACTTTCCAGCAGGAACCTGTCCAAAAGATATTTTAGTTGAGTCTTCCGTTGCTACTTTAAAGTCAAATAATGTTGCAACCTTTGTAGCAACTGGTAACGATTCAAAGAAAAATCATATCGGGTTTCCTGCTTGTGTAACTGGAGTATATTCTGTTGCTGGTGCAGATGCTAACGGAAAAGTGGTTTCATTTAGTAATATTAATAAAACTACAAAGATTATATCAAGAAATTGTGTTAATTTTATTAAAAAGTCATGTTTAAAGATTCCTGATTATCGTGGCAAAATGACTGCAATTGATGGAACTTCAGTTGCAACAGTAATAGCAGCATCTTTAGCAGTCAACAAAATTAAAGATGAATCTTGGGATGTATTTGTAGGTTCATTACCAAAAATAGGGAAATATGCTTCTCTTTTAAATTAATAGGTTTTGGTCTGTAACTCAGTTGGTAGAGTGCCGAACTGTTAATTCGGAAGTCGCAGGATCGTGACCTGCCAGACCAGCAACGCAAAAGTAACTCAATTGGCTAGAGTACTACCTTGCCAAGGTAGATGTTGCGGGTTCAAGTCCCGTCTTTTGCTCCAAAAGTTTGATATAATATATATGTACCTGCCAATTGGGGGTACATAACTTATTCGCTTGAAAGGGGAATAAAATGGTAGTAACACATGCAATGGATCTATTCAATGATCCTTTTTTTATTGGCTTTAACAGAGAGTTAGGCCGCTTAAATACCGCACATAAAACAAACTCACAAACATATCCTCCATATGATCTTCTCAAACTAGATGAAGATACATATAGAATCTCTTTGGCTGTTGCTGGATTTTCCAGGGAAAATATTGATATCTCAGTAGACAATGGAACTCTTATTATTAAGGGTGAGATTGTAGAGGTAATAGATGCTGAAGTAGTTCATAAGGGTATTGCTGGTCGTAAATTTGTACGATCATTTGCTCTTGGAGAATATATGGAAGTAACTGGTGCAGAAATGAAGGATGGTATGCTGCATATTAATGTAGATCGTATTATTCCTGAAGATAAAAAGCCAAAGACTATTGAAATCAAACTTGCTAAAAAGTAGTATATAGGCTATAATTATATAAGAGACCTAGGCATGTCTTTATAAACTGCCCCTTAATATTAGGAGATAAAAATGGCAGCAAAGGGTAGTCTAGAAGCAATCATTGAGGTTGCAAAGAAAGAGTTAGGAACCATTGAAGGTCCTAAAGATAACGAAACAAAGTACGGTGCATGGATAAAGGTTAACTTCCAGCCATGGTGCCAGTCATTCGTTTCTTGGTGTGCATTTACTGCGGGGGTAGCAAAGTTTCCAAAGTCTGCATCAACAGTAGCAGCATCAGATCAGTTTAAAAAAGAAGGCCGTTGGTCAGATGCACGTAATGATGATCCACAAGCAGGAGACTGGATTTATTTTGATTTCCCAGATGATGGTGTAAATCGTATTTCACATGTTGGTCTTTGCATTAAGAACAATGGCGATGGAACTATCCAAGTTATTGAAGGAAACACCTCAGGAACTGCAAAGGGAGATCAACGCAACGGCGGAATGTGTGTTGAGAAGACTCGTGGCTATGTAAAGAATAACAAAAAGAAGTTGCTTAATGCTGTAGTTGGTTGGGGTCGTCCAGTTTATACTGGTGAAGAAAATGCTCCACTTCTTAATAAGTTGGCAGCAACTCCAGTTAAGTCTACATCTCCAGATGCTGCAAAGAAAGCAGCAAAACCTTTAGCAAAAAAGGCAAAGTAAGATGGAATCAACAAAAAGAACATTACTAAAGACAGCAAGTTGGGAAACATTTCATCTTGTTGGTGTTGCTGGTGTTATCTATCTTTTTACTGGTGAGTGGGAATATGCTAGTCTTGGTGCTCTTATTTACATTGGATGGGAAGCACTTGGATATTTCCTTCATGAAAGAGTTTGGGCAAAGTTTGGTGGAAAAGTTAAATAATGCCAGTTTATGAATATAACTGCACTGGATCTTGTCAGGGTATTATAGTCAAACAACGATCAATTAAAGAAAACGATCCAGGGTATGAGTGTGAAACTTGCACTCTACCACTGGAACGTGTATACTCTAATGTAACAGCAGTATTCAACGGTAGCGGATTCTATTCCACTGATAACAGAAAGTAGCGGTATACTATGAACATGACAATGACAGAAGAAGTTGTTCAAAAAGAATGGCTATTAAAAGCAACAGATCGTTGTGATTTATGTGCATCAGAAGCACTTGTAAAGGTAACTGGAATATCTGGAGATTTAATGTTTTGTGGCCATCACTATAATAAGATTATGAATGATGCAGAGGGATATAAAAAGATGATGTCTTTTGCATTAACTGTAGTTGACGAAAGAGAAAAACTAGTTAAGGGGTAAAAATGATTATTCAGATTATGGGGTTGCCTGGTTCTGGCAAGACAGAATTAGCAAAAGCACTAAAAGAACGTATTAACGCAATACATCTTAATGCAGATGAGGTTCGTGCAACTGTAAATTCAGATTTAGGTTTTGCACCAGAGGATAGACTTGAGCAGGCTCGCCGTATGGGTGAGATGGCAAGACTTATCTCCAATCAGGGAGTTGCCCCAGTAATCGTTGATTTTGTATGCCCAACAGATCTAACTCGTGTAGCATTTGGCAAGCCAGATATCCTAGTCTTCATGGATACAATTGCAGAAGGTCGCTTTGAAGACACAAACAAAATGTTTGAACGACCAACAGAGTTTGATGTATCATTCATTAGTCACAACTTGAATTCAGAAGCAAAGGCATCTCACATCATTGATAAATTTAGTCTACATGATTGGTCTGCACCTACAACTCTTATGCTGGGTAGGTACCAGCCCTGGCACGAGGGCCACCACGCCCTTTACAAGGAGGCTGGTAAGAGAACTGACCAAGTACTTCTTGGAGTACGTAATACCTACAATACAAGCGATAAGGATCCCCTTAAGTTTGATCAAGTAAAAGAATATATTGCCAAGGATAAATTTATGGACGGGGCATTAGTATTAAGATTACCTAACATTACTAACATTGTTTATGGTCGTGATGTAGGCTACAAGATTGAACAAGTAGATTTGGGGGCAGACATTCATGCTATTTCGGCTACTGAAAAACGCAAGCAGTTGGGTCTTTAAAAAATTAGAGCAGTCAGGACAAGCAATGAATGATGCTGAAGACCGAATGGTAGCAGCAATGTTTAAGAAGAAAGACAAAGATGACAGTAACTAAAGCCAGGTCTTTTGCTAAGGCATTAAGTTATCGCATATGGGGAACACTTTCTTCATTTGTTGTTGCGTATGTTATAACAAAAAGTGCCAGTCTATCAGGTGCTATTGCCTTTTGGGAAACGGTAGTTAAGGTATTCATTTACTATGCACATGAGCGTGGTTGGAATAAAGTTAAATGGGGGAGAAAATAATGTATGAGTACTATGTAAGAAAAGTAGAGAACGTAGTAGATGGAGATACCATTGATGTTCTTATTGATTTAGGGTTTGATATTTTGTTTGCATCCCGTGTAAGATTGGCTGGTATTGATACCCCTGAGTCTCGCACAAAGGATCTTGCTGAGAAGGCTCTTGGTCTTGAGGCTAAAGAGTACCTAAAGAAGTCTTTAAAAGACGCTAAGTCTGTTATTATCAAGACTGAAAAGATGGACTCATCTGAAAAGTATGGTCGCATTTTGGGCTGGGTATATGTTAATGGAGACACAGTATCTCTCAATGACAAAATGATTAATGATGGGTATGCCTGGGGCTACCTTGGGGATACTAAAGTTAAGGACTTTGAGGCACTTAAAAAGGCTAGATTAAAATCAGGTAAGTAATGAACATGATTCTTTATTTTACTGCTGATTGGTGTAATCCTTGCAAAAAAACAAGGCCAATCGTTGAAGAGTTAAACCGTGAACAAATCATGGCTAAATTCTTTATTATTGATGTTGATTCAGAAATTGAGATGGCTCAAGACTTTGAGATTAGATCTGTTCCTACTTTTGTAGTAATGAAAGACAACAAAGAGATTCATCGTGAAACTGGCGCAAAGACAAGGCAGCAGTTAGAGGAATTGATTAGGTATGAGTAACAAGGAAGACGAGTTAATAAAGAACCTCATCCTTCAAGGTGCCTTAGAGGTTGCTGGGGTAGACTCTGAAACTGGGGAGTTCCTTTATGCTATAACCTCTAGGATGAAAGAGATTATGCCAGACATGTATGAAGATCATCTTAAGACAGTAAACAGGGATCTGCTAAACCTATGGGAAAAAGGTTATGTAGACATTGACTTTTTCTTGCCAGACCCAGTAGTTACCATATCTAAAAAAGGTCTGGATAAAAATGAGATTTCTAAACTTACTAAGCCAGAAATCTGGGCACTAGAAGAAGTCAAAAGACTATTAAAGAAGTAAAATCTGATATAATCAATGTATAGACTAGGAGGTTCATTATGAACCACATTAAAGAAGGCGATTTTGTGATGGGTTCTACCTCTGAGGGTATGGTCCACGGAGTTGTAGAGCACATCATGATTGAAGGTGGGACACTAGGTACGCCTGGATCAGAGTATGCCCTTGAATCAATGCCACCAGAAAACCCAGCAATGTCTGTTAGAATTTATAAAGAAGAAGATGGCAAGTGGGAACCAACCGCTTACAGTATTGGAATGATGTATATGGATGCAAAGGTTGCAGATATAAACAATCACATGATGGAAGACGATAGCGAAGAAATGGATTCAGAAGTTGCTATGGCAATGTACGATTCATCAATTGGCAAAGCAAAAAAGCCTAACTATGCAGATATAATTAAGCCACGTTCAGGTGGATCAGAACCTTCTAATCCAAAACTTTATGCAAGAGTTGTACAAGCAGCAAAGGATAAATTTGATGTGTATCCCTCTGCAGTTGCAAACTCTTGGGTAGTACAAGAATACAAGCGTCGTGGTGGAACATACAAGTCTAAAAAAGAATTAGGATCAGATAATTTTTGGAATGGATTTTTAAAATAATGCCAAAGAAAAAAGCACAATCATTTAATGCAACACAAATTAAAGACGGAAAGATTGTACGCATGAATAAAAACGGTACAGTTAAATCTATTCTTGGTCCATATGAAGTAAAGCATACAAAGAAGGATAAATAATGGCAGAGACATACTCACCTAATGCAGGCATGAAGGCTGCTGCAAGACGTGCTTTAAAGTATAAAGAAGATGGTAAAGCAAGAGGTGCTGGTACTCCAGTAGGTTGGGGTAGGGCAACTGATATCGTAAATGGTGCAGCCATGTCTCTTGATACTGTTAAAAGAATGTACTCTTTCTTTTCACGTCACGAAGTAGATAAAAAAGGAAAAGATTTTGATAACGCAGAGAATCCATCTAATGGCAAGATCATGTGGTTAGCCTGGGGTGGAGATGCAGGATTTGCTTGGAGTCGGGCAATAGTAAACAGAGAAAAAAGTAAAGCAGAAAAAGCATGGGATGGAAGTCCATTTAGTTTAAGGGGGAAATAAATTATGGAAGACTTAACAGTTGAAGAAGTAAGACAGTTAGTTATATTTTATAAGCAAAAGGCAACAGACATGGAGTTTAACTTGTTGCAATCACAGTTAAAACTTAATAGAGTTTTGGCTATAGATCCAGCATTAGAAAAAAATAATATTAGCAAAAAAAATAACTAAATAGTTAGGAGAAACCATGGAGATTGCCCTAGTTGTTGGCTTGACATTGGCTGTGTTTTCCTCTATACTTATAGTAATAAGTAAAAAAGAAAAGAAATCTTTTAACAAAACCTTATATCGTCAAAGCGATATGCACAATATGTTAAAGGAGTTTTTCTTTAGAGATATTTTTGATAACGAAGTTGCTTCTTCTCAATCTAAGATTTGGAAAGAAAAGAAAACTACTAAGTTTCTTGTAATAGATCAAAAAGCATATTGGGTATCTAATAATATGTTCTATGTTGGTGACACAGATAATGGTCAGGTTAGACCAGAGACTGGAAAACCAATAGACATATCAACGATGTCTCCAAAAGAAGTAAACAAAATGTTATTCATCCTGGATAACTTAAACGGTGGGAGAAAAAATGATAGTGGCGGTGCAAGGAACTAACGAGTTTGACGACTACAACTTGTTTCTTCGTGCAATGAGCGTTGCATTATCAGGAATGAAAAATGATGAAAAGGACTTTACAATTTATTCTGTTGGTCCTGCAAAAATCAATTCTTTTGTTTCAGAATTCTCAAACCTTTCAGAACGAGGCATGAAAGCCAGGGGTCGTAAGATAAAGTTTTATAAAGTTCCAGAGTCTTGGGTTCAAGAAAATATGGAGCACATAAACTATTTTGCATTCCTAAGTAAGCCAAAAGAATCTGTATCAAAATTAGTCCACTCTGCAGAATTAAAAAATGTAGAAGTTGGAATATTCCGTTATTAATAGAAAGAGTATCATGATAATCAATTCATTAGCACACATGGAAACAATTGTTTCAAAGAATAAAGAACTAGCATGGATAGGCTGGGATGTTGTAGAGCGTAAGAGATCAGATCTTGCCAGAACATCACCAAGCGGTGTACGTGTAAAAAATGCATGGTACCTACAGAAAACCTTTAACCTTAATCGTAATGGTTGGGATATTCCAAACAAATACGGTCAGTAAATGAAACAACATTTGTGGAAAGATGAAGCAGCCTGCCTTGGACTTGATACCAATATATTCTTTGATAAGTATGAAGAAGTTCTTGATGTCCGTCCAATTGTAGACTCAATGTGTCAACGATGCCCAGTAGCAAATATTTGTTTTGCTAACGGTGTTTCTGGCAAAGAGTATGGTGTTTGGGGTGGTGTATTCCTTGAACTGGGAAATATATCTAGAGAATTTAACAAGCATAAGACAAAGCAAGACTGGGCTAATACGTGGCAGTCATTGACAATGGAGAAGTAGTTGTATACAGATCAAATGCGTAGGGCTTTTCATTCTATCATTCCCCCAAATAATTTTAAGATAGAGTTAATTGATAATGAACATTTTTTAACAATTAAACTAGATGAATATGTATTTGCAAAAATGGTTCATGATGACAAAATACAGGCATTACAATATGTGCTGAATGCAAAAAAAGCATTAGAGATGGAAGGCGCAATAGTGTTAGTTACAAGAGAGGCTATTAAATGACAATCTTTATATCTATAGCATCTTTTCGTGATCCAGAACTTCCCTATACTATTAAGAGTGCTATCGACAATGCGAGTAATCCAGAAAACCTACACTTTGGTGTTGTTTATCAGGGCCTGCCATTAGAAATGCCAAACTTTGACTCAGTACCAAACCTATCCCTTGTAACTATGCACTCTAAAGAAGCCAGAGGTGCGGGGTATGCAAGAGCAAAGGCCATGGAACTATACAACAACCAAGACTACTTCCTTCAAATTGACTCACACACAAGGTTTGCAAAAGACTGGGACTCTATATCTATTGATCAACTAGAAAGGGCTAAGACTATTTCTGGTCATTCATCAGTTCTTCTTTCATATTTCCCTGCACCCTACGAGCCAGAAAGTAATGGCGGTATGCATTTAATCAAAAAACATCCAAAGATAAAGTCATATCCAACCAGACAGAAG